GCACAAGACCTCAAGGCAATCCATGGTCTAAATGCTGAGGCTGAGTTAGCAAATATTCTCTCAACTGAGATTCTTGCTGAAATCAACCGTGAAGTTATCAGAACCATCTACAAGATTGCTGAGCAGGGTGCAAGCCTCAATACCGCAACTTCAGGTGTATTTGACCTTGATGTTGACTCCAACGGTCGTTGGTCAGTTGAGAAGTTCAAGGGTCTTATCTTCCAAATCGAGCGTGATGCAAACCAGATTGCACAAAGAACTCGTAGAGGAAAGGGCAACATGATTCTCTGCTCCGCAGACGTTGCTTCAGCACTCACCCACGCAGGACTTCTTGACTACACCCCTGCACTCAATGCAAACCTCAACGTTGATGACACTGGCAACACCTTCGCAGGTGTTCTCAATGGTCGTTACAAGGTTTATATTGACCCATATGCAGCAAACAACAGTGCTAACCAGTACTACGTTGTTGGTTATAAGGGTTCTTCACCTTATGATGCAGGTCTCTTCTACTGCCCTTATGTACCTCTCCAGATGGTACGTGCAGTTGGTGAGAACAGCTTCCAGCCAAAAATCGGATTTAAGACTCGTTATGGTATCGTTGCAAACCCATTTGCTGAAGGTACTAATGCTGGTCTTGGCCGTCTTGAGGCAAACAGCAACCGTTACTACAGAAGAGTACGTGTTGACAACCTAATGTGATTCATCACTAAGGAAATTAAGGGGGTCTTCGGACCCTCTTTTTTTATGCAAATAAATATTAATATAAATTGATATCTTGGGTATGGATCAAGCATCTCCATTACAAAGACAAATTTCAAATAGAAATTTTTTGTCACCAGTTGGGTTTAAATTTAATTTATCTAAAGAACCGAAGGTAGATTTTTTCTCAAATTCTGCTTCAATTCCTGGCATAAATTTGGGTGTGGCAATTCAACCAACATATTTGAAAGACATACCAATACCTGGAGATAAGTTATCATATAGTGATTTCACTCTTCGTTTTATGATTGACGAAGATATGGAAAATTACTTGACAATTCACAATTGGTTAAGGGGATTTGGTTATCCAGAATCAGTTGAAGAATATCAAGAACTATTGGATAACGATGAATATTTTCCAGGTAAACAGACAGCAATTAGCGGGCAGTCTGATGGATCATTAATCATATACAACAGTAATTATCAACCAACCGCTTCTGTAGTATTTAAGGGTATGTTCCCAACATCATTAACTTCTATAGAGTTTAGTGCCAAAGAAACTGCATTAAACTACATAGAGGCAGAAGTAGTTTTTAAATATACAATTTATGAAATTATAAAATATTGATTTATGGATATTGATGAAATTCAAAGATTATGGGAAGAAGACTCAAAGATAGATTCAGATAATTTACACGAAGAATCTATAAAAATTCCAGCATTACACTCAAAATACTATAAAATATACAACAATATTCTTCTATTGAAAAAAATAGAGGAAAATAAATTTAAGGTTTTAAAAAAAGAAAAATGGTTATATTTTTCTGGCAAATCAGATCCAGATGTATATAAAGAAAACCCATTTGATCATAAAGTATTAAAACCAGATTTGGAAAAATATCTTGATGCAGACGAAGATATTTTGAAATCAAGTTCAAAAATAGAATATTATCAAGTTATGCTTAGTTATTTGGAAAGTATCTTAAAAACTATTTTAAACAGAACTTACCAAATTAAAAATGCAATCGAATATATGAGATTTACTGCTGGTTATGGATAATATAATTATACAGAAAAAAAATGAGGTCTACTTAAAAGTAGAGACAGAACCACATATACATCAAGAACTTTCTGAGTATTTTACTTTTGATGTTCCTGGTGCAAAATTTATGCCACAATACAGAAGTAAGTATTGGGATGGCAAAATTAGATTATATAGTACTCATACTGGAGAAATTTATGTTGGACTGCTAGACAAAATAGTTGCTTGGGCAAAAAGATATGAATATTCAGTAGAATTTAGAGATAATAAATTTTATGGAACCCCATTAGAAGAAAATGAAATGATTTCTTATGAGGGTGTCAAAGATTATATGTCTCGCATTTCTAAACATAAACCAAGAGAGTATCAAATAGACGCAGTTTATGATGCATTAAAATATAATAGAAAGCTTTTAATCTCCCCAACAGCATCTGGTAAATCCCTAATGATTTACTCCGTTGTTAGATACTTTACTGAAAAGGATAATAAAATTCTTTTGGTTGTTCCAACAACATCTCTAGTTGAGCAGATGTATAAAGATTTTGAAGATTATGGTTGGAATGCAGAACATCATTGTCACAAGATTTATTCCGGAAAAGAAAAAAATACTAAAAAGAGTGTAGTAATAACAACCTGGCAATCAATTTATAATTTGCCTAGAGGTTTTTTTAATGATTTTAACGTAATTATTGGAGACGAAGCACATTTATTTAAATCAAAATCATTAGTTAGCATAATGACTAAGTGTGATAATGCTAAGTATAGATTTGGATTTACTGGTACTTTAGATGGATCACAGACACATAAATGGGTTTTGGAAGGTCTTTTTGGTCCATCATATAAAGTAACTCAAACAAAAGAGTTAATAGAAAAAGGACATTTATCTAAATTACAAATAAAAATTTTGTTATTGGCACACGACCCTCATAAGTTTAATGAGTATGAAGAAGAAATTCAGTATTTAATATCTCACGATAAACGAAATAATTTTATTAAAAATTTAGTTTTAGATCTAAAGGGGAATAGTTTAGTATTATTCAATAGAGTTGAAAGTCATGGTCTGCCTTTATATGAACTTATAAATAATTCAGCAACAAAAGAAAGAAAAATATTTTTTGTTCATGGTGGAGTTAATACTGAAGAAAGAGAACTTGTTAGAGAAATTACTGAAAGAGAAAATAATGCAATTATTGTTGCATCTTACGGAACATTTTCTACCGGAATTAACATTAGAAATTTGCATAATGTTATCTTTGCTTCACCCAGTAAATCAAGAGTCAGAAATCTTCAATCAATTGGAAGAGTTTTAAGAAAAGGAAATAACAAAACACAAGCAATTCTTTATGATATTGCAGATGACATTACTTATAACTCTAAAAAAAATTATACTCTCAATCATTTAATTGAAAGAGTTAAAATTTATAATGAAGAAGATTTTAACTATGAAATAATTAAAATCAATTTTAAAACCAATGTCTGATGAATTCTATGCAATAATTAAATTAATCTCCTCCGAAGAAATATTTTCTAAAGTATGTTCTTGCGATGAGGAAGATAGAACTATTTTAATACTTGATGATCCTGTTATAATTGAAACAATAACGATTCAAAAATATTCTGTTGAAGGATATAAAATAAATCCTTGGATTAAATTTACTGATGAAACTACATTTTTACTTAACATGGAAAAAGTAATAACTATTTCAGAAGTTAAAGATAAACATATAATTTCAATCTATGAAAAATTTATAAAGAATAAAAATAAAAAACAGAATAAAAAGAATGTATCTCCCAATATGGGATACATATCATCAATTAGTGAAGCAAGAGTCTCTCTAGAGAAACTTTATAAATCAGAAGATAATTAAGCCTCATATGGTTATCAACCCTGACAGAGTTATTTTACTCAAATGATACCGACTTGTCAAATTGTTCTTTTTTATGCTAATATGTCTACATTAAAACAAAGGCACTAGTACATAAAAATAAATGAATAGTAAAGCAACCAAGAACCCCCATTACGTTAATAATAAAGATTTTCATGAAGCATTGGTTCAACATAAGATAAAAGTTGATAATGCCAAATCCAAAGGATTAGCACCACCAATGATTTCAAATTATCTTGGAGATTGCTTTTTGAAAATTGCTACTCATTTATCATATCGTCCCAATTTTGTAAATTATATGTTTAGGGAAGATATGATTAGTGATGGTGTGGAAAACTGTGTGAATTATATTAATAATTTTGATACAGAAAGAACCAATCCATTTGCATACTTTACTCAAATTGTTTATTATGCATTTCTTCGTAGAATCCATAAAGAGAAGAAACAAATGGAGATTAAAGAAAAAATTATTGAACGTAGTGGATATGATGAAGTATTTTCCGTTGATGGTGACGGATTTAGTTCTTCTGACTACAATACAATCAAAGATAATATTCAAATGAAATCATATCAATGAAATTAGGTATCATTACTGATACTCATTATAATTTTAAAAAAGCAAATAAAAACTTTCATGAATATTTTGCGAAATTTTATAATGAGATTTTTTTTCCGAAGTTAAAAAAAGAAAAAATAAATATCGTTATTCATATGGGGGATGCCTTTGATAATAGAAAAGGCATTGACTATTGGGCTTTGGAATGGGCAAAAGAAAATGTTTATGATAAGTTTCAAGAACTTGGAATAACTGTTTATAACATCGTTGGGAATCACGACGTTTATTATAAAAATACAAATAGGATTAATTCAATTGATTTGCTTTTGAATCAATATGAAAATGTTATTCCAGTTTCGTCTCCTCTAGAAGTTTCATTTGACGGATTAAATACTTTGCTGCTTCCTTGGATATGCAATGAAAACCAGGAAGAAGTTTTTAATTTGCTTAAAGATACAGAAGCAAAAGTTATATTTGGTCATTTAGAACTAAATGGGTTTTCTGTTTTTCCTGGACAGGTTCAAAAAGGAGGAATGGATAAAACAATCTTTGATAAGTTTGATAGAGTCTATTCTGGGCATTACCACACCCGCAGTGACGATGGAAAGGTATTTTACCTAGGAAACCCGTATCAAATGTTCTGGAACGATTATGGAGATGATAGAGGATTCAATATATTTGATACGGAAACATATAAAATAAATTTTTGCAAAAATCCTTTTAATATATTTGAAAAAGTATATTATGAAGATGGTTCAGTCTCAGAAATTGAAGACATTAACTTTACTGATAAAATAGTAAAAATAATAATTAGAAAAAATAATAATCAAAAAGCATTTGACAAATATTTAAATTTTATAACTAACTTTAATCCATTAGAGGTCAAAGTCGTTGATATGATGGATATTGACGATACACTTGTTGAATACTCTGATACAGAGATTGAGGACACAATGACCATTCTTAATAAATATATTGAAGACTCTGACTTTGAGTTTGATAAAAATAAAGTCAAATCAATTGTTGGAGAAGTATATAAACAAGCACTAGAACTAGAGTAATGTATATACTTTCTATAAAAGGGAAAGAAGATGAGGGGGCATATGCGGTCCCAGATGATGATGGAGAAAAATCATTGTATTTTTTCCTGGATGAAGATGATGCGGAAAGATATGCAGGACTTCTAGAGGCAGAAGATTATCCTCCAATGTCAGTAGTTGAAGTTGACCCAGAGTTAGCAGTTAAAACTTGTGATGCTTATGGGTATAGTTATGTTATAATACCACCAGATGAATTTGTGATACCCCCAAGAAATAATGATTCTATTCGAGAAAATAAGATTTCGTAATTTTTTATCAACAGGAAATCAGTTTACGGAGATAAATTTTAATAAGAATCCCACAACACTAGTAGTTGGTTCAAATGGTAGTGGAAAATCCACATTGCTAGATGCTTTATGTTTTGGGTTATTTAATAAAGCATTCAGAAAAATTACAAAAAGTCAATTAGTAAACTCTACTAATGAGAAAGATTGTTTGGTTGAAATTGAATTTTCCATTGGAACAAACAAGTGGAAAATTGTAAGGGGGATAAAACCAAACATCTTTGAAATTTATAAGAATGGTTCTTTATTGGACCAGGAAGCATCAGCAAATGACCAACAAGAATGGTTGGAAAGTTTTGTATTAAAACTGAACTACAAGTCATTTACTCAAATTGTGATTTTGGGTAGTGCTTCATATATACCTTTTATGCAACTTTCTGCTGCAAATCGTAGAGAGATTGTTGAAGATTTGCTGGACATTAAAATATTTTCTTCAATGAATTCTGTTGTCAAAGAAAAGATTAAAAGACTTAATGAGAAATTCAAAGAAGAGTCCATTAAGGAGGTTATGACGGAAGAAAAAATTGAGATGCAAAAAGAGTTTATTGAAAATATAGAAAAAAATGGAGAGAAAAATATAAAAATAAAGAATGCAAAGATTGAAGAACTTCAAAATAATATTAATTTATTAATTGAAGAAAGTGATAAAAAGAATCTAATATCTGCTGATTTGCAGAAACAAACTAAAGAACTTGGAGACCCAACAAAGAAATTAAAACAACTCTCTTCTTTGAAAGGTAAACTATCTCAGAAGGCATCTACAATCAAAGAGCAACATCAATTTTTTGATAATAATACGGTATGCCCTACTTGTACTCAAAAAATTGACGAGGAATTTAGGTTAAATAAACTTGGTGAATTTCAAGATAAAGTAAAAGAAATTGAAGTTGGTTATAAAGAAATTAAGACTCTTATAGAAAACGAAGAACTTAGAGAGTCTGAATTTGCAAAAATTGCAAAGCAAATTAATAGCATAAACAATGAAATTTCTAGTAACAACATTAAAATCTCTCAATTTAATAAGCAATCAAAAGAACTTGAATGTGAAATTCAAGAGATTGCCGATGGAATTAAAAACACAAATACTGAGAGGAATAAGTTAAAAAAACTTCAAGATGAACTAAAAGAAATTGGTAATTCAAAATGTAAGCATAAAGAAGATGTTTCTTATTTTGAATTTGTAGGTTCAATGCTAAAAGATGGTGGAATAAAATCAAAGGTTATTAAAAAATATCTTCCATTGATGAATACTCAAATCAACAAATATTTGAATTTGATGGACTTTTATATTAATTTTTCTTTTGATGAAGAATTTAAAGAAAACTTAAAGTCACCAATTCACGAAGATTTTACTTATGAATCTTTTTCTGAAGGTGAAAAGATGCGGATAAATCTTGCAATTCTTTTTACTTGGAGGGAAATTGCAAGAATGAAGAATTCAGCAAATACAAATCTGCTTATTCTTGATGAGGTATTTGATAGTTCTTTGGATGGAAATGGAATTGATTACTTTAGTAAAATAATCAGATATATGTTAAAAGATACAAATGTATTTGTAATCTCTCATAAGACGGACGAAATGATGGATGCGTTTGATGACGTAATTAAGTTCGAGAAAGTTAAGGGATTCAGCAAAATTTCTTCTTGACTGTTCTGGAAAACCTGGTATACTTAAAACGGACCTTTAGTAATGATGTTGAAGTGGAAGAAAACTTTTTGAATTTGAGTTATGGTGATGACACCCTCCCAGACCAAGAGTTTTGGCATAATGACGGAATTAGCCTTACTGGAAATCCACACTATTCTCCTGATACAATTACATTTAATATGAATACTGATGAAAATAAAAATGGATTTTGGAAATACAACGAAGATAAAATTCTAAAGCAACTTGAGGAATATCTTAAAGGCACCTATAGTCAACATTATGTAGATAGGACTGGTGGTGGAAAAGAGCAAACATTAGATAAAATTAAGCACAATCGTCGTGAAGGATTCTGTGCTGGAAATGTGACAAAATATATTGACCGATATGATACCAAGGGTACTCCACGTCAGGACCTGTTTAAAGTTCTGCACTATACGATGCTCTTGATTAATCATCTAAACCTTATTGAAAACAAGTGAAACCGAGACCTTATATGAAACTTTCTCCTGAGACTATTACCACCCTTAAAAACTTTGCTTCAATTAACCAGTCTATTTTGGTAAAAGAAGGTTCTAAACTTCGCACAATTAGTGTGATGAAGAATATTCTTGCTGAAGCAGATGTTAAGGAAACTTTTCCTAAGGACTTTGCAATTTATGATTTGAACCA